ATATAATCTCTATGTTTTCATTACTACATCCAAATGCTGGTATTCTTTTTAGTTCTGTTCTTGGTTTTACATTTGACCAATCATCTGAATAAAAATATCCTTCTATCTCTCCTTTTTCGTTACACTTCTCAGCCCTTAAGTTTTCTACTGGTATATGAGCAACTTGTGCGATAGTCTTTCTGTCCTTTGAGTAGATTACTTGCATTGCACATTGACCCATTAGCTTTAAATCAAAACAAAGCTTTTGTACACAGTCTTTGTGAAACATTGTAATCATTTTAGCGTATTGCTCTGGTCTTCTACTTGAATCAGAAGCATCTAAGCCAAGTCCGTATATTTGTTGGCTAATAGCGTTTATAATAGCGTTGTTTGTTGGACTATTCTCATAGTTAGAGATTAAGTGCCCAAAGAAATTATTATCACTACCATAAGCCACCCATTGCTTATTAGACTTCTCTACAATCTCTGGGCTTGTGTAACTACTTAAATTTACAATTCTTAAATCGTTCATATTATAATATAATCGTTATCAAAACTATCCTCTGAGGTATATTCCCCATCATTTACAGAATAGTAATCGTTGTTTACTTGGTTTACTGTTTGGTCTGTACAGAATACTCTATCCTTGTATATTACAACAGTCCCATCCTTTATTTCAAGAGTATAAAAATCTCCTTCTGTCAAAGTACCAAAGGCAATAGTGAAAGTCATATAATTACCATCAGTTGAAGCTGTAGGACTTACGTTTATATCAGCACCTGTGCTTTCACTTGTAAGTTTCACATTAATTGAACCATTAATAAATTGTCTTGGGATTACCTTAAAAGTCTTATCTCCGTTTGTTCCTATTAACTTCATACTAATATATAAACAAAACTAAATTATTTTGTATTGTATATAAATAAAAAAAGCCCTCCCAAAAGGAAAGGCTAATTTTAAATATAAATAAACTACTAAGCTGGAACGATAGAAGTTGTATCGCTTACATCTGGAGCAGTACAGAAGAATGGAGGATTAACTTCCATAGCTACTGCTGTTAGTGTAAATCCTTGTAAATCTCCAGCTGCTGCACCAGAAACGATAGTCCCTCCTGTGATTTCAGCACCATTGTCTTTACCTATTAGTAAATACTTAGTTACTCCAGCACCATTTGGATATAGTTCAGCTACATATTGAGCTCTTCCTCTATTAAGAAGTTTAATCTCCTCTTGAGTCGCTACATCTAATATTTGAAAAGTAGCATTTAATGTACTTTCATAGTATGTAGTTCCGTTCTCTCTACTCGAAACCACAGTTGTCTCTAAAGATGTTTGACCACCTTTTACTTCAAACTTGAAGAATTCAGCAGACCCATCACTTGGTAATGTTACAGTTCCACTACTGTCTGTCAAAGCAGCGATAGCAGCACTATAGTCTAAGATGTAAATATTTTTAATTCCAGCAAAGGCAGTCTTACATCCTACCCCTCTACCTTTTGTTATTGCACAAGCCATATTATTTTAGTTTTAAATAAAAAAGGGTAGGCAGTTCTTGCCCACCCCTTAATATCAGTTAGTTAGTAATTAAGAATAGTAAACGATATCTGAACCGATTCCGATTTGTACCCCAGCTGTGTAACGCATAACTACACGCACATTCTGAGACCCATCAGTTTCTGACATATCAATTACTCTTACCTCGTTTCTGTCATCTAATAGACCTGTTCCGAAGAATAAGTTAGACTTCTGAGCCAATACAGCTTTGTTGTCTCCTAATCCTTGTGCTACAAAGATATTGATTCCTTCAAAAGTCAATTGACCTCCGTTGTACCAAGTTGTTCCTTTAGAGTCTACACCATTACCACCTAATCCAGCAGTTCCGAATCCTCCTAAAGAACGAATGTAAGCTCTTGCGATGTTGTTAGAGATGTAAAGAGTTAAATCTTCTTTCCCTAATACAGCAGCATCAGCAGCATCTACGATTTTTCCTAATTCTGCAATTACGTTAGCAGCATCTACAGTAGCAGCAGCAACGTCTACAACAGTTGCATCAGCACCTAATAGAGTTGAGAATCCATCAAAAGACCCTTCTCCAGCAGCACCACTCCAGATTGAAGTTTCAGTAGCGTTAGCAACCTCAGCAGCAACTCTTGAAATTACATAGTCAGAGAATAATGGAGGTAGTTCGTCAAAAGCACTAAAGCCCATTTGAGCAGCTTCCCAGTCAGCGTGAAGCTCTTTCTTACAGATTTGTAAGTTTACTTGTAGTTCAGATGGTGTTAATACTTTTTCAGTCAAAGTAAGTCCAGATGTTGTAGAATCGAAATCACAATCAGCAGAACGTACTATGTTTGAGAAAGTCCCTACTTTCATAGCAGCCTTGTACTTGATGTTTGGTAAAATTGATACAGCTCCAGCATCTAAAGTTGAAGCAGACAATAGGGCAGCACCTAAGTACTTCCCAGCAAATTCTCCAGCGTATGAGGAGTTTGTAATAGTTGGATTTGGCATTTTATTTAATTTTAGTTGTTAATTATTTTGTTTAATACTCTATCAAAAGTTGAAGGTTTGCGATTTTGTGCAAACTTAAAACTTGGTTTGTTTGTTGAGTCAGCTTCTGGATTAGCCATAATAGGCTCAGCACTTGGCTCATTTAATTCTTCTTGTACCTCTTTTGGTACTTCGTTTAATTCGTGCTTAGATAATTCCTCTGTTAAAAGGTTTCCTAAGTCCTCAGAACTCATTTCTTCTTTAGGCTCAAGCATTGCTTTGATTTCTTCAATCATATCTTTTACCTCTTGAAGTTCTTCTTTAGTAGCGTAGCCCATTTCTTCTTTTTCTTCTTCTTGAGCTTCCACTTCTTCTACTTCTTCCTCTACTTCTTCTTCTCCAGCTTCTTTAACTTCAGAAATAATCCCTTCTTCAGCTACTACTAAGATTCTTCCATCTTCGAGTTGATACTCTCCAACAGGCACAGCTACTCTTTCATCTTCAGTAACGATAAATATTTCGTTATCTGCTTCAAATGCATCTGCCTCTAAGACAGTACCATTTTCTAACGCTTGTTGTTCTAACTTAACTTCTTCAGATAAGCCTACAACTTCCTTGATTTTACTAATCATATCATTTGTGTTCATATTAATATATAATGGTTAAAAATTAATTTTGCATTTTCAAATACTTCCTATTCCTTGAGCCCTCAAACTTCCGTCGCAACATTTGGTCTTATAAGTGTTGTCTTTACATAAACATCCTTTTCTACTACTCTTTGGACTTGTCTTGCTTGGTGTTATAAATTCTTTTGATTTGTTCTTCATTTCTCTAACTCTTTTAATTTACTACCAGCCCATCTTAATCCAGCTTTACCACCCCATAATAAATAAGAGATAGTACCACAAGCCTTAGAATCTCCTTCATCGTAATACTCCTCAGCTCTTGATAAATAGCTAAACATTCTTTTAATTGTTTCTTTGCTTATTGGTTTCCCTTGTGCTAATTGTTGAGCCCTAACCTTTCCTACTTGTGTAGCACATTTATTATCTACCTTTTCATTTAATTCTAAACCTCTTTTAGCATTATTCCTAACCCCACTTGGATAATCTGAATAGCTTTCTAACTCTATATCTTCATTCTTTAGTATAGCAGTTACTTGACTTAATAAGTACTCCGCTTCTTCTTCTTCAATTTTAGATAAATCATCTTTGATAGTTTCTTTAGGTCTTTCCATCTTGTCAGCAAAGTAGCCCTCTATTGAAAACCCTTTTACCTTACCTGTTTTTACAAACTCATTCCAGATTTTATCGTTGTTTACTTTTACAGAACCAACCCAAGTACCTAAAGGTAAATCCATACCATACTTGACTGACTTGTCGTGTACCTTATCTTCTACTATCCAAGACTCTACTAAACTAAGTCCGTTTATTTCGTATTGGTGTTCTAAGGTTGAGTTGTTTTGTTTGCCTTGCATTAAATACATTTGAGAGGCTTTTAAGACAGTATCTTTTGAGAAATATATATAATACTCATCTTCTCCGTTTCTTCTGTATATAGGCTTATTTGGGATTAGTAAAGCACCCATTAATATACGCTTCTCTTTGTCTACCTCAGCAAGTTTAAACTCTTGTGATTTAAGAGCTATAAAATCTTCTTCTATTGCTGGATTCTCTACTACGCTAATAGCTTCAATTCCTATCTCTTGGTCTTCGTCTAAAATCAGTTCTACTATTCGCATATTATTATATAAAGATTTTTAATTTATTTTGTATTTATCCTATCGTTGCTCCTTCAACAATATTGTTTTGTAAACTCTGTGCTGTTGTTACATCGTTAGAGACTACATAAGTTTGTATAGGTTGTTGAGATTGCCCACCTATTGCCTCAGCTAATTGATTAGAATCACTTGCACCTACAATGTTAAAAGCTGGAGGTTGTGGAGCTGATGCACCACCACCGACAGATGCACCTCCACCAGAAGCACTTCCTTTACTTGGATTTGTAGAAGATATTTTTTTAAGCTGCATTGCAGAAAACGCACCAGCTAAACCAGCTTGAATAATTGGATAGGCTGGAAAAATAGCAGTAACAGGAGATTTTTGTGCTGTGGTATATGCGTTTTGCACACCCTCTATACCACTTATTGTTGCTTGTGCTAATGCAACTCCTTTACCTATCTTACTTCCTTCTCCAGCTACTTCAGATATTAGACCTAATGTGTTTTTAGCTATTTCAAATTTAGCATCTTTAACTTTATTCTCTAACTCTATTTTTTCGTTAGCTTCTTTTATTCGTTTTTTACTTGCTGCATCTTCATCAGCTTTTATTTTATCCCTTCTTTCTTTGTCTATTGCATCAAATTCTGCTTGTTTAGCTGCTAACTTTTCATTTAGTGAATCTTTTAATTCTTGAGTAAGTAAGTCAGCATCTTTTGCTTCTTGTAATAGCTTTTCGTTATGTTCTTTTATTTTTTTTAATTCTAAAGCTCTTGCCTCGTCTTCTTTATTAGCTTCTGCATCTCGAATTTTATCTTTTAAAGCTGCAAGTTTTTCATCCTCTTCTTTTTGTTGTGTAACTTTGTCTTCTCCATTTTTTTTTGATGTTTCCTTTTCAGCTAAAAGATAACCATCTCTTTTGTTCCTTAAATTTCTTAATTGCTTTTCTGTTTCTCTTATTGTATCGTCAGCTTTATCAGCAACCTCTTTACTGTCAAAAACTAAACCAGCAATACCACCACTAAAACGACTTTCTAAATTAGTTGCAATGTCTCCAACTCCAGGTAATAAACTAGCAGCGTATGTGATACCATCTACCATTTTTAAAATTAAGCTAATAGGTGCAAATACAAACCTAATTATACCTTGTAATATGTCTTTATTACGTTTAGCTGTTTCTATTTGAGATTTTTTTATTTCTTTCTGGGATAATAATTGAGCTTCAAAGGCTAATATACTCTCATTGGTTTGCTGTATTTTTAAGTCACGAATCTCTTTCTCTGTCTTACCTTGTAGTTTAAGAGAGTTAACGCTTTCATTTGTGTTCTCAAGTAGTCTAGAACTTAAAATAACGTTTTGTTCAGCTACTTCTAAAGATTTCTTTTGTTCTTTTGTAACTCCAGAAACTAAATCTTTTATCTTGTCAAAATTAGATATAACGTATCCTAACGCAATAACAAAAGCACCTATTCCCGTAGCAACCATTGCTTTTTTAAATCCACTAAGACCTTTAGAAGATAATGATATTGCCTCATAAGAATCCTTAAACTGTTGAGCTAAACCACCAGTCAAGTTATTTAAGATTCCCATTGCACCACCATTAGATACAAGGTCATTTGTCAAATCATTAGTACCTTTGCTTAAAGACTTCTGTTGAACCTTTAACTGCTTTACAGATAAGTTCTGGTCTTTTATAGAGTCCTTAACGTGGTTTAATTCCTTATTGAGTTCCCTTTGAGCTGCTAAAGAATTTTTAGGAGTATCCCTTAACTGTTGCTCAAGTCTTTGCTGTTCTCTTTGTAACTCTATTGTAATCTGCTCTTGTTCCTCTAATACGCTATTTAAAAGATTAATATCATTTATAGCGTCCTTAGCATTTACATTGATATCTATTGTTTTTTCTATAGCCATTTTATTTCTTGTTTTAGTGCTTTGTATCCCTCTTTTAATGTTGTAGGTAGTTTATGCTTACCTTGTGCTATTCTAATATTCTCAGTCTCTCCGTTTGCGTATTTTAAACCCTCTATTATTAATTTTATCATAATGTTTTTTTTTATGGCACGAAGGTGCAGCTCAAAGATGTTATTACTCCGTTAGACCCTATAACCATATTCATTACA